GACAAAAGAAGAGATTGATGCGAGAGACAAGAGTGATAACATTTGGTCATCTGTTGAGAAAAGACAATTACCGATAACTGACAAGAGTAAACGCATGGTTAGTGAACATTTGGAGAATGTGATTGCGAAAAATCTCTTGTATGGTACAATACATGGTAAAGAGGCAAATGGGATGCTGAATGGTTTGATGGTTTCCTCGAATGTTATGTTGATGCCGCATCATTATTTTAAACATTTTGGTGCGGAATTACGATGTACATTTCGTAGGAATAAACCAGAAAGTTCAGGAGGCAAATTTGACACTATTATATCACAGGAAAGTTCTGTTCAAATTCCTGGTTCTGATTTATGTGTTTGTTACACACCTAATGGAGGCTCTTTTAAGAACATTTTAGAGTATTTTCCAATTGGTGATTTGTCTTCTACACCATTCATCATGTCATGGAGAAAGAAAAGCGGTGAATTCCTTCATGCTCGTGGTATCACAGAACCACGGATGGTTACAACTATTTCTACTTTTCCAGGTGGGTTCTATAAGAACTTGACAATGAACACCTTTGATGGTTTGTGTGGAGCTGTTTTAGTTTCTGATACCAATGGTTCGTGTATTTTTGGTATGCATTTAGGTGGAACATCAGGAACACCTGTTGGTTGTTATGGTTCTTTAAACAAAACACACATTGAAGATTGCATCAGATCACTACAAAAGAAGGATGGAATTCTCATTACAGGTGAGGATGGTTCTTTCAGAGAGAGTGTGATGGGTGTTAATGTGACCACACAATCTGGCTTACATGCCAAGAGTCCTCTCAGATTTATGCCCAAAGAGTCACAAGTTTCATATCACGGCGGCTGTATTGGAAGATCAATTGTTAAAAGTGCAGTTGAAGTTTCTTTGATTAGCCCACATGTGATGGACATTTGTGGTGTGCCCAATATTTATAGAGGGCCAAAGTTGAATCCTAGTTGGTTTGGATGGCAGGAATGCCTTAGTAATTTGGCTAATCCTGCTAAACCATATCCTTATGGTCTTTTGGTTAAGGCGATTAATGATTACAAATCTGATTTGTTACCCATTTTTAAGTCGTCTTTGTGGAATGCGATTTGTCCATTGTCGTATGAACAGAATATATGTGGAGTTCCTGGAGTGAAGTTTTTGGATCCTATTAAACTTGATACTTCGGTTGGTTTTCCATT